CAGGGCCGCAAAGGCCAAGAAGCTATCGACTACTCGTGGCAACTGGGCGAACAGGCGGCCGACCAGTGTACGAAGCTTTTCAAGGCGCCAAACGACCTTGAGCTTGAGAAGGTCTATTGTCCGTACTTTTTGTACTCGAAAAAGAGGTACGCGGCCAAAATGTTCGAAAAGAAAGGGGACTCTGTCGTCTTCAAAAAGATTGACGTCAAGGGTCTCCAGGTGGTCCGGCGTGACTCGTGTCCGTACGTGCGTGAGACCCTCAAGTCGCTTCTGAGTATGGTGCTCGAGTCGAGCGACCCGACGCCCGTTATCGAGTTTGCGCGTGAGGCAGCCAAGAAACTGATGGCCGGTGAGGTTCCTACCGATAAGCTCTTGATGAGTAAGCAGCTCGCGTCGGGCTACAAGGTGCCTCAGCCTCACGTCACGGTCAGGGACAAGATGCGAGCCCGTGCGCCCGGCTCCGAGCCCCAACAGGGAGACCGCGTGTCCTTCGTGATCATCAAGGGGGACGGTAAGATGTTCGAAAAGGCCGAAGACCCCGTATGGGCCCGAGACAACAAAGTCCCGCTCGACTACCAGTACTATTTCACAAACCAGTTCAAGAAACCCGTACAGGACCTTCTGGAACCCCTGGTCAGTGCCGACTTGATTTTTGACAAAAAGTTTATGGTCAAGACGTCGAGTTCCGCCGAGGTGGAGGCTCGTAAAGCCTTCCTGGCCCGGTTCTCAAAGCCCTTAAAAGCTCCGAACGTATAGTAGGTATGGAGCATGAGGCTTATCAACAACAGATTCTTCAGAACATAGAAGACGAGGTGACTCGTCGCGTCAATCTCAGGTCAAGAGCCGTGCTTGAAGAGGTTTCTCGTCTCTACGAGATTCCCATCGAGAGGCTCATCAAAGATACGGTACGGGTCGAAGGCAACTTCTGTAAAGGTATTCTCAAGAGTAAACAGAGGTGCCTCAAAAAGCCAAAGGAGAATGGGTACTGTGGGTTCCATCAGTGTCAGTGTCCGGAATACAAACCTCCTGTCCCGGAAAAGAAAGAGGAGGCTCCGGCGCCGTGGGACTGAGAGGAACGCGCAGCGTTCCGACCCGACTTAGAGAATTCCAACTTAAAATTGATTAATGGGAAGCAAAAGTGACCTTTTACTTTCAAGTCTTACCAAGTTTTTCGAAGTTCCCGAGAATTGTGAACAACTCCGTGACATTATAGGTCACGGAAAAGGCCCGTCTCTCCGGAAACTCGAGTGGTTTGTGACCAACTATTCCAAGGCGAACCACGTGTCTTTCACGGCGCCGAACGGCAAGGTCTTTACGGTACACGTAGCATACAAGTCCAGTCTGGACGGGTACAGTAAAAAGCTTTTTGATCCTTTCTGTCGGACGGAACGTATCGTCTTTCAGGGTCTGACTACCACGTGTGCCCAACTGAACTTTTTGCGCTGGGCAATTTCGAACGGAATTGTAGACGCTCTCCGAAACCTTACAGAAACGGAAGGGAAGCAAATCCACCCTGAAACTGCAAAAGACTGTACCCATAGTAAAACAGATACAAGTTGAATCCAGATATAAGTTGATTTGTGTATGACGGATTGAATTTTAGTTGTATATACGTTGTCTGTGAATTTAGCTTTGAAAAATTCAAGTATCCACCCTGATTGTACTCTTTCGGAGTAAGACCGAAAGAATACACGTAGATATTCTTTGACGGTATTGAGAGGTAGTGTTCCATAGGCTGTTTAAATGAGTAATACAAGGAACCTTGAAATGTGTCTAAAATGTCAACGTTGTTGAGAGTTATCTTGGCTTTATCAATCACATCAACAAAACTAGATGGTCCTGAAGGAAATTGGAGCTGAATACCCGATGCAATATACTGCGTGGAGTATCCGTAACTGTACCGAGAGGCATAGTAACGCCCATCCGAAACTGTCTCATAACTTTTGTTCCTGAAAAACCAAGCCAAAACCTGAACTGGATAACTAGCTGTTAATTGAAGAGTTGTAGTTATACTGTTGAAAGAAAGAGCCGACTCTTTTTGTACTCGATTCACTATGTACTTGAGTGCCGTGTTTTGATAGTAGAGCTTCTCTGCATTTTCCAAGAGGATCTCTTCCGTGATGAGGTTCGGCCACAAGGTTGTTTTTGCCGGATAAACATCCGTGTTGTTTGCAATAGGGGCATTACACCACCACGTGTTCGGCTGAAACGTGAAACGCACGTACAACCGCTGATTCCACATGGCACACACGGGTAAGTAAGGTTTTCGAAGGCGCTCTCGTTCTTTATTGTTATGTGAATGTCGGCGACAAAAGAAAAATTCAAGAGGAATGGTAATAGTACTTGAAGGAACAATCGTTTGCGGACTAGAGTATGAAATGATAACCATCCCTGAACCTCCCGAACCCGGTGTGGTACCAAACGCCCCTCCTCCACCTCCGCCTGTATTCGTTGTCCCTGAAATTGAAGCTGTATTTTGAGAAGAAAATCCAGTAACGTTACTCGACCCGGCACCACCTCCACCCAAACCTCCAGGTGTGAAAAGCGTCCCTGTAATGGATGTATTGGAAGCTCCACCCCCGCCTCCACCGACGTAAAAAACACCCGTACTCGTAGAATTGCTAAAGTTTATTAAATTACTCAACGCATATCCGTTGCCACCCCGGCCAAGAGTTGATGCAGTTGTAAAAGCACTCGCGCCAGTTCCTGTTGTAACGTTCGCTCCTGCCCCCGAACCTCCTCCAGACTGGTATACTATACTTGAAAGATATTGGAACGAAGTGTTCGAGGTGAAAGCTGACCCGGAGGCGCCACCAAGAGCTCCACCGAACCCTCCAGTTGCTGTATATGTTCCAGAGAGACCCGATACACTCGAGAGACCACCGTTTATGGTTGTTGGCGTCCCTCCGGCTCCTACTGTGACACTGTACGTCCCAGAAGGGAGAAACACTGATTGATTAAACACGGCGCCGCCGCCACCTCCGTTTCCGTTAAAGAAAGATACAGTGTTACTTGCGCTTGGTATAATGTTCGACCACGTGGAACCTGTGCCAAACGTACTACACGTTATACTTGTTGGTGTAACTGCCGAAATATACACGTTAGTCGTGAAAATAGGGGTGTTTGTCACGGAAATAAACGCATTCGCTCCTACATAAGCGCCAACAGTGTTAGACATTTGTACAGTAAAGATTGTAGGAACACTCAAAACTCCATTAATATTGCTCGTTATATTTGATGTATACACCCCACTCGCCCCTGCACCGCCACCTCCAATAATTGAAAGGTTCGCATATGTTCCATATGCTAGAGTAAAACTACCGCTGTTCAAAAAAGTATGCACAGCGTTACTCCCTGCAACTATAGTTGAATTACCTCCATTTCCTATATATGTAAAGGTTGAAGCGTTTGATGCATTAAGGGCCGTTTGAATGCCAAGTTGCTCATCCGCGTCCAAAAACACCTGATCCCGAATAACATACCAGTCATCATACAAAGTCTCGACGATCGTCTCATTCACGAGGAGATCCACTTGTTTCAAAAGAGCCCGGCCAACGTTTGGTGTATAATTTGTACCGTTTGGAAGTGCAGGAAGAGTCACCGAGAGGTACATGTTCGACATGAGATGGCCCAGCTCAGTTGGACGCAGTTCAATCTGAACAACAGAACCCTGATATGACGGGTTGGGGGGAGGAAAAGGATACACTCTTTGGTACATGACAAAGTTCGAATACCTCTTGAACTCCGGATTCCATTGTGATTTACTCATATCATCGGTCCAAAGATACTCTTCTTGGGGTCCAATTGCTTGAAGAGCAAGAACAGATCCAGAACTAAACCCTTTATTCTTTTCTTCGATGTACTTGTTCTCCGGAAAAAGACGAGTGCCGGGCTGGGGGTCTTGCCATGCCACGTCCGTGTTGAGATCTCTGAGTTCCGGATAATTACCCGCGTGAACATTAGAGTTCAACTGGACTTGTACGTTTGGTATGCCTTTTACTGTATCCGGGGAAATGTAAGTTGTAAACTTTCCAGGAACAAATAAAGTTGTAAACGAAGGTTCTTGAATCATAGCAGGAACACCATTTACATAATTTGGAACTAAATTATCAGGAAGTATACTTCCATCGTCGGGGACGAGTGTTGCAAGCGAGACTACGAGGGAGTTATGATCTATAGTTGAAAAGTATGTATTTAAGTTTTGAGAATAAGATGTGATTTTCATAGAACCTCTAAAGGTTGGAAGACCCGTGATGAGCCACCCAACGGCCGTTTGAGCCGGTGGAGGCGCCGTAAAATAAAACTTCGTCACGGCTTGTTGAGTTACGTAAAAGCCGTATATAGGAACTCTCGTCTTTTTATTGTTGTACTGTAACTGGTTCGGTGGATAAAGAATAGCTCCTGTGACTTGCTGAGTTGCTTCTATGTTTTGATCAGTATCCGTCTGAAGAGTAAATGACCAGTTGTAAGCTGCATACTTTGTTTTCCCTGCAACGTTAGAAGCACCTGTTGTTTGAATTTGTCCCAAAAGACCCGTAATACCTGAACCGGACCATCCGGCGCCCACGGGGACTGTAGGTACGTCTGTCGTTGCGTAAAAAGTTACCTGCGTTGGACCAGTTACCTCATAAAATCCACTCACTTCAACAGGTGAAAGAGCTATAGGTGTTTCCTGCACCTGTGATGTTGCTGCTGCACTTGGGCTCGGAACTGCAATAGGCGGCGGTGAGGGTCCTACAGTTTTATTAAAAAGATTAAATATGGATGCTTGAATTTGTTTTTCAAGTACAAGTACACTCTGGAACGCTTTTTGCATCTACAACTCGCTCAGATTATTCTTCCACAATTGAATCACACTCGTCGCCTTGAGTGCGTCCCTCTCCGCCTTGCGCTTCGTGACCAAGTCCTGGAGCCGCTTGACCTCCTCCGCCACGTACTGGTACGTCTTGATATCCATGAGTTTCTCCCAAATTTCATCCTTAAATTGCGCCTTGGCAAGTTGCGCTTGGACTTGGGCCAAGGGGGCGTTCAGGACCTTGAGGCCTCCGTTGATCACCCCCGTGATGAATCGAGCCTTTTCACTGAGCCACTCAATTTCAGAATCAAACTCCTTGAGCAACCACGCCTTACGTTTCTTGTACACCTGGAGCCGAACGTCCACGTAGTCGACCAGAATCTCTTCAGGGCTGTTGTATTTCTTGACAGCACCGTTCGCAGCAATCAGGTACATGTTGCTCGTGTGAATCGTCTTGGTCAGGCCCAGCTCCTTCACGGCATCTTCAATCGTGAAACTGGCCCCCCAGATGTGAAAGTCTGGTTGGGTCTCCGTCGAGTGGTTTTCGTACTTTTGGATGGTTCCCTTTTCGACCAAGTCGTCCAAGTGTTCCTTGAAGTCCTGGATCCACTTGCCCGGTGGGAGTTCCGTGACGTGGAACCGAGACCCTTCACCAAACACAAGACCTTCCAGAACCCACGTATGGTCCTTTGTTTTTGTAACCTTGCCCCTGAACCCCTTGAAGTGTGGGACCATCGGCGCCATCGCCACTTGGTCCAAGGCACACTGAATGTTGTGCTTGATGACTTCCACGTCATAGGGAGGCACGTGACAGCTGAAACCTGTTCCGATACCCTCGGCCCCGTTCACGAGGATCATAGGGAGCACAGGGACATAGAACTCGGGCTCGACCTGTTGACCATCATCCACCACGTATTTCAGAACAGAATTGTCGGCCGGGTGGAAGATCCGCTTCGTCACGGGACTCAGGCGCGTGAAGATGTACCTGGAACTCGCAGCGTCCTTGCCACCGGCCAGCCGCGTACCGAACTGACCGCTCGGTTCCAAAAGGTTCAAGTTATTTGCCCCTACAAAGTTCTGAGCCAAGTTCACAATCGTCCCTTGGAGGCTCGCCTCCCCGTGGTGGTACGCCGTCTGCTCCGCTACGTAACCTGCAAGCTGAGCCACCTTCATGTCGCTCGTGAGCCCCTTTTTGAGACACGCGTAGATGACTTTACGCTGGGACGGCTTGAGACCGTCTGCCACATGTGGGATGCTACGCTTGATGTCCTCGGCGCTAAAGTTGGCCAAATCCCTGTGAACGAAATCAGACACTGACAGCTTCGCAACCTGACCATAGGGCACGCCCGGGGGTGGAGTCGCCATGTGTTTCGTGAGCCACTCCTTGCGGTCATCACTCAGAGCCTTGGCGAAAGCCAACATCATCGACTCATTCATATCCTTGTCCGGTCCGAAGGCCACTGTCAACTTATCAATCTGTTTGAAGTACTCCTTGGCCTCTGCACTTGTTGATGTACCCAGACCCTTGTAGTACTTGACCGGCCCCGGGAGTCCACCAGACCGCTGAGCCTGTGCGTCCCGGAACGCCTCCTCCGTGAAGAACCAAGTCTTCCCCGCCTTGATAACGGGGGTCACCATACTCACGATGAAACCCAGCTCAATCAGCTTGGGCCAATATACGTGGAACATATTCAGGACCAGACCCTTGATGTGGCTCCCGTCCAAGTCAGCATCAGTCATAATCATCAGGCGACCGTACCTCAATTCTCTCAGGGAATTATAGACTTTACCATGTTGGAGCCCGAGGATCTTCTTCAAATTGCTGAATTCTTCGTTATCAGTCACTTGCTTTACAGAAGCATCCCGAACATTGCGCGGCTTACCCCGGAGTGGAAACACGCCGAACGCGTTGCGGCCTACAACGCTCAGGCCCGCAATAGCAAGAGCCTTTGCCGAGTCACCCTCCGTAATGATAAGCGTACACTCGTGGCTCCTGTGTGTACCGGCCCAGTTGGCGTCGTCGAGTTTGGGAACGCCCGTAATACGAGCTTTTTTAGCCCCGTCCGTCTTTTTGAGTTCCTTGTCGACCAGGGTCAGACCCTTGGAAATCAGGTCGTCCAAGACACCGGAGGCGAATACATCCTTGATGAATTTTGGTGGAAAATTGGGTGTATCGGAAATTTTTGAAGTACACTCCGCCTTGGTTTGACTACTGAACG